TCGATAGAGTTGATTATAAGATCTTAAATCAACTAATTGTCTCCCCGGAAGATAATTTTGGACAATTTAAATCACTAAAAAGAGCTGTCAAATATTGTGAAGTTTTCTCAAGTATATTTAAGGGACAGTTCAAGCCAAAGATTATTTTGGCACCTGGGCTTCATATTGTAAATAGTCAAATTAGTTTTGATTTTGATTTAGAGATAGAGGGTTGCGGACCTGAGTCTATTGTTCAGCGAGGTCCGAATTATTTGCTTGAAACGGGAAGGCAGTTATTTCAGATAGGAAATCAATCGGGTACAAATAAATTCACTTATGGAGCAAGGCTCTCGAACTTTACCTATCAAGGTGTTGATGGAGTTGGGGTCGGACAGCTTGCATCAGCCATAGTAATCAGCCACAACATTGCAGAAGTGGGAAATTCTTTAACTGCATCCTTTTCAATAGACAGCATTAGATTCTCTACTCCTAATTATGGTCCTCTAAATAGCAATGCATGGTCTGAGTTCATATCCATTGGAACACCCAGCTTCCCAGCAGTTGCGGACCCCATATTTCAAAATGTTTCTATAACTAATTGTTACTTCAATAATTTCGGCTTTTACTTTAGTTCTGGAAATAATGGAATTGTCTTCTGTTCAAATATAAATGCATCAAATCCTCCCACTTACAGGAATATTGTTGTCTCTAACTCGACAAGGGATCTATCCCTTTTTCAGGCTGCAGCCTGGACTTATGTTCCTGTATTTATAAACGTTGCAGGAGGAGCCACTATAGTCGAAAATCTTTTGGAAGTAAATAATGTCTCAATCGAATCATAGAGAAAAATCAGCCATAGATGCCATATATGATATGGACCAAAGGCTAAATGAGCTAGAAAAAAAACTAAAATCAAATGAGGGAAAACTGGATCTAGTGCTATCTAAATTAGATAAGCTTAGTAAAGTAGCACCTGGTGTTAAGATAAATAGCCAACCCGAAACTGTTAGTCAACAAAAAGTTAAAAAATTATTACTGGGAGCAGTAAAGGTATTTGGCTATATTGTCAATAAATCTAAAGTACCCCTAGTGGGCGTTCAGGTAAAGTTATATGATGATAAAAATGAGCTTGTTAAAGATCTAAAAACAGATGACAATGGCTACTGGGAGGTTAGACTGCCAGGTGGTAGATATGGCGTAGAATATTTACACAAAAACTTTAAACCAATTAATAAAACAATAGAGTTTAGTAAAGAAAATAAAGTCTACGAAGTAAGGTAGCTAAATGTTCGTTATAAGATTTTACAATAGACATTTCAAAAATAATGTCGCATTGAACAAGACTATAAGTAATCTTTCATCCCTAATAAAAAACAAAGAAAAGTCTAAAACAAGAATAATAAAAGATTCAAGCTGTGTTGAAATTATTTCTGGTAATTTAAATGCTTCTAATATAGATGACGAAGTTGTGGTTGAGCTTACTGCAAAAAAGATATTAAGGATATCAAAAGAGCAGCTTTCATCAAGGCATGAGTTGGATAAATTTATAAAAGAAATTGAAAATTTTTGCAATCAAGCCTCGGAGCTTGAGGATGTTAAATACTTGCCGCTGAACTTTAGAGATAAGAAAAACAGATTAAAATAAACAGGGCTTGAAATGATAGATCAACAAAACTTGCCAGGAACAGCGCTTAATGGCGATCATATTGTTTACTCAAGCTTTTTTGCTGATCAATTCGTAGTACAACAGAGTGCAATAGTTCACCCCAAGGCTCTACTTATCGATGGACTTAGAAAAATATTCCAAAATGATTCCGTATTTACATACAGGGATGATGAGTTTGGATATCCGCTTACGCCAGATCTAACTGGGCTAGACGTAGATTCTGAGCTAACAACGAAGATCCTCATATCTGACACCTACAGATATGAAGTAAAATTTTTCCCGGCAATCTTGATTAAGGCAAATGGCGGATCATATAAGCCTTTATCCTTTAATCAAAACATGACTTATAAATACAGAACTGATGTAATTGAAAATGAGTATGGTGCAAGAAAGGTTTTTAGCACTCCAACTCACAGAGTTTATGCTGGCCGGTGGGAGCTTAGATTTGATGTTCAAATATACTCTGAAAGCCAAGCAGAACTGCAAGAGCTAACTGATATAGTTTCGCTTGCTCTTCAGTACTCGCTTTGGAATGAGCTTAGGGCAAATGGATTATTTATAAGTAATTTATCAATAGGCGGAGAATCTGCCGAATCATATGCTAATGATTATGTATATAATAACACAATATCATTAACTACATTATCCGAATGGAGAGTAGAGGTTCCAATAGAAAATATTGTTGAGAAAATAGCTTTTACGCTGGAACCAACCTGGACTCCAATACCTGGTTTAAAGACCAATGGCGACTCGCTATCGAGAAGGTTTAGTGAAATAGTTGATTTAACGGAAATTTAAAATGAAACTACTAATAATAAATAATTTGATGACATATTATATATGCGGAGGATTTTAAATGGCTAACATACCTGGAGTATCAGGATTTATACAGCCCGGAGCTTTTGCCAGAGATAGGGTTATCTCCAGGGGCGTATCAATTCCTGGCGGAATTAGAATAGTTTGCGTAATGGGTGAAGGCCTCAGGGAGGAGACTGTAATCGAGTCTGCTGCTGGATCCGGCACCGATGGAAACTCCGACTGTAGCCCCACAGGCTCTGCAGATGGAAGGTTCTTTAGACTTCAGAATTGGCCAGTTGTAAGCGGTAGAACTGAGCTAAGGCTAAACGGAACACTCCTATTCGGAAAAGAAGAAGAGATTGATGCAAGCGGAATTTCTACTCCGTTTGATTTTAGGCTAGATCCCACCACGGGATGCATAGAGCTTAGAGGGGCATCAATAGGCGATCAGGATGGGAAAGCGTTCTCTGCATCTTCATCCAATATAGGTACCGGAATTATTGTTGTAAATGATGATTGTGATCCACTAGTTACTCTTGATATCTTGGATGACTCCGCACCAAGTGAAAGGTGGACTATCAAGTGTGTCTCTGTCGTAAGAGATTCAAATGGCGACCCAATTCCTGGTCTATCAACCTTTACTGCAACCGGCTCAATATCTGGGCAAATTTATGACGATACCGGTGCTCCAATTACATTTACCAGTGGGTATTTCACCAGTAATGCCGGAGCAATATCTGGAAATGTCTCAGAGTGTGTAGACGGCTTTGAGGTTGCTTATGGAGACAATACTGCTACAGCCTTCCCGCAGGGTTTTGTAACAATAAGAGAGGGAGACACTTCTCTTGAAACATCAAATACATTTGTTGTACCTGGGGCTGACTTGGTTTCACAGGGACAGGCTCTTCCCGGAGACTTTTTGTGCTTAGATCCCAATGGTTCAGTTACGGTTGATGGATATGCCGGCCATGAGATCGAATCAATTGAATACGATGGCGTAGATACAACCATAACTGTGATCAGCGATAGCCTTGGCCCAGCCGACCCCGCCTGGGGAGAGGAGCCTGACGACGCACTAGATTGGTCTATCCGGGCTATGAATATTCTAATTGATGATGATTCTGTTGCCCATGATGAGCTTACAGGAGAGCCCGCTACAGAAGGAAGCTTTACTGCCGGCGATGTCGGTAAGACTGTACTTATTTGCCCCGGAAGCAATTTTGGTGGCGGCAGATTTGTAATAACGGATGTTACATCAACTAGGCGCGTTAGACTTGTATCTTTAGAGGACGAGACTGTATCTTTCGATGACATTGAGGGAGTCGGAGCTACTGGGTTGGCAGATACTGGACTGACGTTCCACCTTCTTCAGAACAACGGGCTTCTTCTGCTGGGAATAGAAGAGGGTGGTACACCATTTGAGGTTGGCGACAAATTCTTTGTAGATGTCAGCTCAAGAGCACTTGCTCAGGGTGATAATCTTGTAGCCAAATATATCTTTGAGTTAGACCTGAATGATCCACAGTTCTTCACTGAAGCAAACGATCTATTTACAAAGCATGGTCTGGTTTCTGAGTCAAACGCTCTTTCTCTTGGCGCACAGATGGCCCTAGAAAATGGCGCACCGGGCGTGCTAGCCGTTCAGTGTAAGCCTCCAGTTCCCAGAAGAACATCTGTAACTTTACTTGAAGAAAGAGACTCACTTGGTAATGGCGGCTTCTCATCTTGCTATGATGCTGGAGCAAGCAATGCAGATGCCTGTGAAGTTGACGATCTCAGATTTGTTATTCCGAGACCAATAGAGGGTCTTCGTAATGGTAGGCCTGATTCCGACTCAAGAGTAAACATATTTGTTGTAAGAGACGGTGTAGAGACTCAGGTTTTCCCGAATAAAGTTGCTTTCTACAACTCTCAGCTTGAAAGCGATATTCAGCAGGGTCAGTGGATATCAAGCTCTGATAATGCATTCTCCTATACGATTGTTAACTCCGAAGAGGACATTGTTGCGAGCGGTGATGACGGCACTCTAGATGTCGAGTCTGGCCAGGTGTACTTCACGACTCCTGAAATTGATTTTGATGGAGTAAACGTTGGAAATGTAATAGTGATCACCAGCATGGAGGATGCCTCTGGAACAGTTTACACTTCTGTTGAAGAGATATCGGGGCAGCTATTTAATGCGGCTCTCGGCATTCCTTCAGTAGAGCTTGAGATAACCTCCGTTGAGGACGACTCACTTGTTTATGTCGCTGCCGAAAATGGTACGCCGCTAGATCTGATAAGCTCTTACTCTGATATTCAATTCTTTGTCAAAGATCCGTCGAATACAAATGCTGATGATGCTTCACTGCTTCTTCATCAGGATCTTGTATCAAGCGGGGTTATCAGAGAGGGCGACGGAATCAGAATTTCATATATTGATGAAAATGATGCAGACTTCTTTGATACAAATTGGTTTGAGGCATTCGAGGCGCTTGAAGCCGCAGAAGCTCAGATCATAGTACCTCTTCCGAGTCAGGCGATATCATCTGTCTTTAGAGCTTCCGTAAATCACTGTGAAAATATGAGTTCTATTGTAAATCGCAAAGAAAGAGTATCGTTTATCGGCGCTCAAATGGGCGTAACACCTGCGGCCATCATAGGAACTGAGGAAGTTGCAGTAGAGGATATCGGAATTATCGAAGGAATTCAGGGAGACGATCCCGAGGAGATCCTATCTGGAAATACCGAAGATCTAGTCAACTTCAAGCTTAGTGACAATTACACAAGCAATAGATGCGTATACTTCTATCCTGATGAAATTGTAAGAAATGTAAATGGAACAAACGTTGCGCTTCACGGATTCTATGCTGCTGCTGCCGCTGCAGGTTATCTATCTGCAAGACAGAATGTTGCCATACCGCTTACTAACAAGGTTCTATCTGGATTCTCTCTTACGAGAGATAAGATCTTTAGGCCAATTATCCAGAACCAGATTGGTGCCGTTGGCGCAACCCTGCTTCAGCCAGTATCTGGTGGCGGCAGAGTTCTTGCGGGAAGAACGACTAGTCAGTCCGGATTTATTGAGGATGAGGAAATCTCAATTATCTTCATTAGAGACTTTGTAAAGAAGACACTCAGGAATTCTTTGGCAGGATTTATCGGCGGAGTTCAGAACCCAGATGTAAATCTTCTAATTAACCAAAGAACGAGATCAATTATGTCAGGATTAGTTAGTCAAGGATTGGTAACCTTCTTTGACAACATTAAGGTTGAGCAGGACAAGGTTGATCCAAGGCAAATTAATGTCTTCTTGCGATTTACTCCAGCTTATCCGATTAATTACATATTTATCGATATAGAAGTTGGAATCATATAATAAATAGGAGAATATAATGGCCGAATATCCAAATACAGGAACCATTTTTGATAATCCAGATAATGGTAGCAAAACCAGAACTGGCCTATCTACTCAGATTGTTATCTATGTAGAAGGGGAGCCGGTTGGTGCCGTGCAGTCATTCCAGGAAAATCAAAATAGAGGCGTAAAGCCTATTTCTGAGGTTGGAACGGATGGCGTTATTGAGCTAGTGCCCAACCAGCCAGCTAAGATCACCATGACAGTTAATAGAGTCGTTTTTGATGGACTATCACTTCCTGAGGCTTTCTCTAGAGGCTATAGAAACATCCATGCCCAGAGAATACCCTTTGACATTGTGGTTATTGACAAGTTTACTGGCGACGGAGATAACGCAGTTGTTACAACTTACCATAACTGCTTCTTTACCTCTTTAACGAAGTCTTATACTGTAAATGATTACGTTATTGCAGAGAATGCTGGTGTATCCGCTGAATTTATGTCATCAACTAGAGCCGGCGGCCCAGTTGCTGATAGCCAGGGTGTTTCTGGGGCTAGAGAGATTCCGGGAAGGCAGGTTGACTCGGTTGAGCAGTCTGCTGATACGGGCACGAGACGCGGTCCACTCGACTTTGCTGGACTTATTTCTGCTGCTTATGGCGGCTAAATTTAGCAATAAATAATTGCACAAAAGCACCATACAAATGTATGGTGCTTTTTTATTTATAGAGTATAATTATATAAAACAGGAGTAAATATGCCAAAAGTTAAAGCAAGTTTATCTGAGAATAGTCGGATGAAAGAAATGCAGGATATGTTATCTGCCGATAAGGCCGAAGAAGTTGAAGAGTCGGAAAACAGCATGAAGATATCTGATCTAAAAAATCTTATATTACTAGGCAAGTTGACCGAGGAGTTTAAGATTAGTGGATTTACATTTAAGATATCAACATTATCTGCAAGCGAGCAGGCTAATCTGATGAAGGTTCTGATGAGGGCGGACGAAATGGATCGAGTCTTACACTCAAAGGCAATAGCCGTTTCTTATTGCGTAAAAGAAATAAACTCAGTTCCGCTATCTGAGCTTTCTGAAGAGCACGAAGGTGAAACCGTGGAAGATAGAAATGTTTCTTTTATTCTAGATATGCAGTCAACGTTAGTTGAAAAGATATTTAGAGAGTATGAATCTCTTGTTGAAAGATCAGGAAAAGACGTAGGCTTTGATACTGTAAAAAAATAGCAGCGGAGCCATACCAAAGGCTCCGTTGGAAATTATGCAAAATATGGGGATGCAAGGTCGATGATCCGATTTTTAAGGATATAACCGGAGCCCAATGGACGTGGTATGCCCATATGATTGCAAGGGATGAAAAGGAATCATCTGATTTAACCCTAAACTTTGTTGAATATCTAGCGTCCTTTTGGAACGCTGAGGCTGTCCAGAAACTCAAAGATGCTCGTGCCAACCCAGAAGATAGCGGCTTTGCCTCGGACAAAGAGTTCGAAGACCAAATTCTTACCGGTGCATTTAAAGAGAGCAGCATAGTTCAAGCGATAAAGGATAAGTATAAAAATACTAATTTAGATAATAATAATATGGGAACAAAAGAAAGAACCAGAAGGCTTCCAAAAGATCTTTCTGGGATAAGAGACTTGTTCGGAGAGGATGATTAATGGCCGATACCACTAATATAAAAAACCTTGAACAAGCACTTGCTGAGTTTACGCGGACTGCCACAAGGGCAGAGAATGCTGTAGGCAAACTATTTTCGCTTGGCTCATCAACAAATACCAACTTAACTGGAACAAGCACAGCCCTTAATGATTTGGCTAAATCAGTAAAAGACATAGGGGGTCTTGCCTCTGGGGCTGCCGCAGGAATAGATGCAGTAGTAAAGGCAGCTACGAGTGAAACATCTGTAGCATCTGGTTTTACAGAGATGATAGAGAATTTAACTACAGGTCTGACAAGCACGCTGCCGGACGCAGTTGTTGGTTTTGCTGAAATTGCAGCCGGAGCATTTGACGGCCCAACCAGGGAGCTTAGAGCTTATGATGCTCAGATATTTGAGATAGGCAAAAAGTTTGGAGATCCGATAGAGGAGTCAAAGAGGTTCGCTGACTCAATAAAGGCAATTCCCGCATCTCAGTTCGGCCAAGCACTCTCAATGACAAGGGATGAGTTAACAAAGTATTATCAAGCTGCAGGGAATACCAACTTAACTCAAGAAATATTAAACGAATCAGTCACAACCGGAATAGGTCAAACCAATCTTCTTGCAACAGCTACTGCTTTTGGTGAGTCAGTAAATATGAGCGCCTATCAAACAATGGGGCTTTTAAATACTGTAATAAACAAGCAAGGCGTTTCCGCCAGTGAAGCTGCAGATATGCTAGGCGTATATGCCGGCGTAGCAAAAGAGGTGGGCCTGCAAGTAGACGATGTAGCAAACTCTTTAAATAGTGCAGTCTCTCAGTTTGGGAAACTTGGTATATCGGCTGATTTTGGAGCGCCGGTTCTAGAGGGCTTTGGCAGAGTTGTTAAGGATATGGGGCTTGGTATAGAGCAAACGACAGCGTTAACGCAGACTTTAACGGGATCACTTGGCAGGCTTACTGAAGATTATGGAAAAGCCTATATTATGTTTCAAAGAGGGGGATTAGACTTTGGAGCAGGAGGCGGTGCTTTGGGAGCATCAATAGGTCTTCAGGCAGAATTGCTTAGGGCCGAGCAAACAGGCGATCAATCAGCAATAGGCTCACAGCTTGTCGGAGCCATGAGAGATACTATTGCTTCTTTTGGTGGCGGAAACATAGTGACTGTATCAGAGGCTGCAGAAAGCCCAGAGCTTCAAACGCAGTTTTATACTCAACAGCAACTTTTGATGAACCAGTTTGGGATATCGGATCAGGCTTCCGCAACAAGAACGCTTGAGCTTTTAGCAGAAATTGATGAAGCAACTAGATCTGGCAATTTAGACGCGAAAGAAGAACTTCAAAAGCAGCTTGAAAATGAAGTAGAGGGAAGAGATAAGACTCTCGATGTGTTAGAGCAAATAAATAGAGAAATCTCTGCTCAGAGCAACCTGATGGCAATCGCCGCAAGAGATGATCTCGAAGCACTTAGCGCGCTTGGCGTGGATTTGGCAGAGACAATTGCTAATCCTGGCATTAGAAAGGCTGGTGCTGCTGCTGTGAGCACTATCGAGAGCGGAGGAGATAGGTTTAGGGATATTCTAGATCTTATTGGTCGGACGTTTGGAGCAGAAGGCGGCAGAGATGCTCTTGCTGGAGCCAGAGGCGCTATGACAGAGAGGAATATAGAAAAGGCCGCTCAAGAAGCAACTAATATTGAGCTAAGCAATGCGGAGCTTAGAAAGATTTCAGGCAATCAGGCTATTAGAGAAAGGCAGTTAAGTAAGGAAGATTTTCAGGAAGTTTTTAAGCAAGCATTAATAGAAGCTCTTGCGGAAAGCGATAGAGATTTGGGCGGCATACCGATAACGATTGATTTTGCTAATCCGGAACTCGAAAGAGTATTTAAAGCAATGCCAGAAGTTGTTAGAGATACAGGGGGGCTATAATAATGGAAGGAATAGGGCGACAGACAATAATTTTCTTTTTGCCGAATAGTATGGAGGCTTTTACAAATGACCAAAGCCCGAATACTTTGAGCGATGAGGGTGTAGGATGGTTTAAAACTCAGCTTTATATAAATCCTCAATCATTTGACATAAATGAAAAAAAGCTAATTAAATCTGATCTAACTAAAGGCGGATTTGTAACCCAGTACTGGGGAGAAGATCTAACCAGAATATCCTTTGGCGGAACAACAGGCTCTGCAGGTATAGAGGGAATAAACGTTTTGCGCTCTATTTATAGGCATGAGCAGGGTCAGTACCGAAAGCTTTTAGATGACAGAAGAAACGCTCTTGCTGAAGAAGCGGCAGCAATACAGTCGCAGGCTATATCAAATTCTGAGTCAAGAGATTTTTTCACAAATACTGCAGATTTACTTACTGGAGGAGCCTTTTCGCAAACGGTTGATGGTCTGCAAAATACAGTTGAGTTAATAAGCAATGCTATATCTGGTGAATCTCAAATAGAAAGAAATACGTTTAGATCCATACCAACTCTTGCAGCTCTCGCAACTAATGTAGATATGTATTTTCAAGGTGAATTTTTTAGAGGATATTTTGAATTATTTACAGTAAGAGAAAACGCAACTGAGCCAGGTCACTTCACCTACAGCACGAGCTTTGTTGTGACCAGAAGAACTGGCAAGAGAAATAACTTTATGCCATGGCATAGGAATCCGCTAGATTCAAGCGGAGTGGCTCAAATGAGCAAAGCAGTAACAGAATCAAAGGGAGATCCTCTTACGGGCGGTGATAACCTTACATTTCCCATAGGTGGATACGAGGAAGATGGCATTAGACCCGAGGTGGCAGTAGTTCAGGAAGTTCCAGAGCTGCCCGATGCGGAAATATCTTTGCCACAAAATAGGCCTGGTCAGGGCTAAAATATTATAACAGGTTAAGTAAAATAAAGTATGACTTATGAACTATCAAAAAGAATATATCAAACTTGGCAGCAGGCTAAATCAAATATTATAAACGGAGTTAGCCCCGCTTATCTTGATGTAAATTCTCATCCGCTAATTAATACCGGTGCATCTATATTCTTTAATCAGGATAGTTCTGTATCTGTAACTCCAGATACAAGAAATCATATAGCAATGTCCCCCGAAGCTACGGTACTTATAAAGAAGAAAGTTTTTTCTACCTTAAGAAGCTCTAGTGAGCTAAGATTTATGGACAAAACTGAGAAGATGCTTCTTAGGGCTACAAAGGCTTTGTTTGCTTATAAAGTTCAGCAAATTAGAGCTTATGAAAGCTTGACTAAATTTGAAAATTTTTTCGAAAACAACAATTCATATAGCTTATCTTTACTATCTTCTTTCTTAAATGAATCATCAGCAATATTGAATGCCGATGAGCAGCTTAAGCAGACTATAGCGGAAGAGGGTTCTGAGTTTTTTGATGATTTAGCAAACTTGGTGATAGATGGAGACGTTTCTATTGGAACCATTGGTGATGTTTTTTCGTCCGGAGCAGGATTGGTGGGGGATGTTCTTTCTGCTAGCAGCTCCGTTGAAAATATAACTGCAGTTAGCGATGATATAATTTCTATTTTAAAAAGAAATGCTTTTTCTGAAGATACCGGTCTAACAACATGGATAATAGATCCAGAAAGTCCAGATAACTATACTATAGGTCCAGGCACTGGAGTTATAGAGTTGACAACATTTAGGGGGTTCAAGACAGCTACAAATAATACTTCTTCTCCGGCTTCTGCTTCATTGAGCATAACTTATCCTTATAGAATTGGAACTATACTGGAAGAGGACATAGAACTAGCAATAGAGGAAGCTCTTAAAGGCACCCTGGGGCTATTTTCAGAGCTGCTTAATGGTGGGATATCATCCGAGTCCCTAGCCGGACAGACGGCATATGTGGACGGTGCATCGATTCTCTCTTCTGCATTCGAGCTTGCAGGAGAGAGTGTGTTCGATACGGCAATCGATACAGGGTATATAAGAGAGCGACTTAGAACCTTCTATTTGGGAAAACCATTTATAAATGCTTCAGATATAGTACACTTTTACATAAGAGGGAATAGAACTTTTACCGACTTTTCTTCTGCTGATTCAACTTACTCAGAGGAAACCTCTGAATCTCCCTTTGACGAAGAGTATATGACGATAGATGAGACCATCTTAAAGGCAGAGCACCAACTTTATACAAGTGGGGCAATAGATTACGAGAAGTATAAAAAGCTAAGAAGAAGGCAGGATAATTCGTTTGGGATGATCCATGTTTATGCCGGCCTGGTAACAGATACTTCAGAGTCATTTTCTGGAGGATTTTGGGATTTATCAGTAAATATTACTGATAACATGTCCTGGCTAAAGTGGAGCAGGTATCAGAGTGAGCCGCCCATTTCTGATCCTAAAAATATACTAGAGGATCCGCTTACTCCGTTTGAGTTTGAAAAAGACCCGCAGGGCAAGGTTATTAGTTCAAGTAGAGACTTGCTATATGAGAACAAGCAACTTCTTCAGTCTGGCCTTTTAAGCTATGATTCTGGTATATTGGCTGGGCAAAATGCTAGCGAAGGAAATCTTATTCAGGGGCAGTACAACGGAATAGGCTCTCTGAATGGCAAAAAAGTAGTTCAACATCCTAGCGGATTTGTTTACAGGTGGAAGACCGGAATAATAACTGCCACTGCTGGATTTGCTGCAACAGATGCTACCGAAGATAAGGAGAGCCCGACAAATCAGTTTGGTCAAAATTATCAGCTTACAGTGACTAACGGCATTCTAAATAACTTAGATATTCCAAATATTTTAAGCATACTTATCGTTGGCCAGCCTTATAATATAGAAACATTTATTGAGCAAGCTTATACTGCACATAATATACGAGATAGATCCGGTCGCTTAACTCAGCTAGATCCTTTAACTGGAGTTTTAGATACCATCAGAAAGCAAAATGTATATTATGGAAACTTTCAGCCATACAGAATGCTCAGCATGAGTTCTGCCTCAACCCAGCAGATGTTAAATAATGCTGGGAATAGAAATATTCTAAATGATAATGTAAAAAATCTTCAAGCAAGGAAGCGAGAGATAAGAAAGAGGATAAGAGAGCTAGAAGGCGGAGTATCTGTTAAGCCAATTATTCAGACGCTAAGAAATGAAATAGAAACAATTGACGCAGCAATAAAGCAACAGGTAAAGATATCCGTAACAGCAGACCGAGCACTAACTGCAGAAGATAATGTTGGCATACAAATAAGCCTTGGTGGATCTACAAATCTACCGCTTTACGATAATGAAGATGAAAATAATGATGTCACAAGAGCTATGATGCTGGTTGGCGCTCAAAGAAGAATTGAAGATGTAAGGCTAAATAGAGATAGAAACTTGTTTATTGTTTCTGATCAGTATGACTCTGCAGATATACGCCCATTTATTCTTAATCTAAATAAGAGCGGATGGAGACTATTTGAGGGTAAGTACGTTGATGTTTGGCAGATGTGTAATACTGCTTCAAACTATCTAAATCTAGAGTTTTTTGCAAACTCTCAGGGACACTTAGAGTTTAGACCGCCGCTGTGGAACAGGGTTCCTCTAACAATATTAAAAGAGGCTATAAGGAAGCAGGAGTCTGAAGGCTCAGAAGTTATTCCAAGTTTTATTACAAACCTATTTAGCACAAGAATAGAAGCCTTATATTTACAGATACATACAGAGAATGTAAAAATAGCGCTAGCATCCTTAATGCTTGGAAGGTATCCTGATAATACTCTGATACCCAATGTGCCATTTGTTGGCGTTAACTCGCTATCATTCTTTGGGATAGAGTTAAATAAGCTAACTGGTGTAGACGGACTTATAAATAGGGGCGGAAATGCCCTATCTGGGCAGAGTTCGGATTCTGCATTAAGATTGAGGCAAACAAATTTCGAAACCAGTGCAAATACGGATCTGGGACAAGCCTTTGGAGATAATTTAGATCTTGGGGTATCTTTCCAGGAAAAGGGCGATGTTCTAAATGGCAATACAGATACTCTCCTTGGAAGCTTTGACGCACTTATTCAGGAACAGGCTTCTCTGCTTAATGATATAGAAAATGTTATTACGTCTACAAGTGGAACGGTTACGCCCGCTGCCCAATTTACCGCAGATGACCTAAACTCAATCAGAAATACTTTTAGAAAGCAATTTGGGAAAGATCCTGCAGCAGGCTTGATTCCAAAGGATAGGACCGGGTTTATAGAAAAAGATCTCGTTTACAATACTACGAACAAAGAGAAGGTTGATCAGGCGCTATTTGACGCTGATTCAATAGCGGGAAAAATAAAAACTGCAATCTCAAGCAGAGATAGTTATGTTACAATGCTGCAAGCTAATATCGCTAAAGCCAAAGAGCTAGAAGAAATAAAAGAGTTTTTATTGACTGGAGATAATGCTGATTTTGAAGGCTCAGATAATAGCATTTCTCCTTTTCTAACGGAAACCGCAGATTTTCTGGCGAAATCAGCAAATGGTTTACAGGCTGCATCTGACATCATAACTGGTAAGCTAGCAGAGGGAACTGTTTATGATCACCTGATAGAAGATGACACAAGAAATCTATTGGGCTACGGTTCTGGCAAAAGATTTATACTTAAAGATGAGTATATTCGATCTGCAACCTTCTCTGAAAAACCACCCGATTTTACTAGAGTCGATGTCTTTGGCAGCGCACCATTGGGACTGGCAGAGTCTCTAAACAGAAGTTTTGATGGTCTTTACTTTTGGGCTGGAGCAACAGATTTTGATCTGTGGAAACAGTATGGCTACAAACCTCAGAAAATAGATTTACCATTCGTTTCAGATCCAGAGGGACAGGGGAAGCCGTATGCTTTCCTTGAGCTTGCTATGCAAAAGCTAAAGGTAAACTCTGCAAGTGTAAATATTATAGGGAATGAATTTTATCAGCCTGGAGACACTGTTTATATACCATCTAAAGGTCTTCTATATTATGTTACTTCTGTAAATCACTCTTTTGATTATGGTTCAAATTTTACAACTTCATTAAACCTAGAGTATGGGCATCCTGCGGGAAATTATATACCAAGTCCGCTGGATGTAATTGGTCAGCAGCTTGTCTCCAATATAATTGAAGATCCAGCTATAATCTATAGATCTGATACGTCAGATGACAATTACAGCCCGTTGCGGCCAGACTCATCCCTTGTATTTCCTACCGGCGGAGCGGGAGCTGCAGAACTTTTATCCTTCTCGGATAACCAAGTAAGATTTACAAATATGATGATTGATGTGTCCTCAAGAGTTGCCGGAAGCAATTACCTCCTGATAAGAGGCTTTGCAACTGATGAGGATGACGAAGAAGGAAAGCAGGATGCGCTAGAAAAGATGGCGATTGTAAGGTATCTTTTCGAAAACCCAAGTCAGCTAACCCAGTCCAATCAGTTTAGTCTTGGAGACGATGTTGTAGACACAGTAGGTTCGCTCTTTACCTCAACCTCTTCAGTTTTTGGTGGAGGATCAGTTGGTACGACAAAGACTTTGACGCAAATGCGTTTGCCAAATAATCTGCCGGTGACACCAATCTCTCCCGCAAAGATTGTTGAGCAGGTTTCATTTTTTAAGAAGGGCAGCAAAAACTCTCAGGGTGAAATAAGGTGTTTGGACAAAAACTTGGTTCAGGCGCTACAGGTTGATGTGGGCCAATTTGAGGCGCTATCTACAGAAGTTATAAACGGAATATTTCCAAGAGGTGGTCCGCGTCAGACAAGCTGGCTGGATTTAAGAGATGAAGTTTCTGGGTTTAATTTTACATCATCTTTTAAGTCAAATGTTATTGAGGTTGGTATATTATCAATACCAAGCAGTTTGCTAACAAAAGTGTTGCCGTCTGAGTAATGGGGGAGTAGATGTCATCCAAAGAACAAGTAGAAGGCAAGCTTTCAAACCTAAAGGTTTTTGAGGCCATAGTTGTTGATGTTGATAAAAATACCGGAAATATATACGTAACAACCTCTGATTCTGGAGAGCTTACGGATCCAGACGTTATACCTCCAATATATTATGGTGGGATATCTGGCACAGGCTTGTTTCAGCATCCAGAAAAGGGCGATACAGTAATCTGCGTCAGAGTTTACCCGGGAGGTAAGGGCGTAACGCAGGGCCTAAGAGTTATTCCAAAATCCACTAGAATTGCTGACTCAGAAAGCGTTACAAGAAGTGAGAGCGGAGATATAAAGGCCGGCACTCCAGAGTACCCAGTTGTTGGGTTGGACGCCGGAGAGGTAAAGCTGAGGGGCTTTGGAGGCAAGGTTGACATAACTGGCTCTGGTGATCGAGGTAGTGGGATTTCTGTTGGTACGATATCTGGGGATGGTCTGCATGTAAGGAGCAATTCTACAGTAAACTCTTCTGCAAGCTTGGTTAGCAACTCTTTAAAGATAGCGAACGATGCCGTTAGGATGAGTTCCAGAAATGTTTACAGATACTTTGAGGGAGACCCCGAATTACTAAATAAAGTTTCTGCAAACAGCTATATTGAAATGCAGGATATAGATGGAGGAAAAAGAAGGGGGCTATTTCCCGGAAGAGAGGCTTCACAATCTGCTATATTAGGCGGGGTAAGAAATCCTGGAATATCAGAATATAGATTTGTTGCAAATGAATTTTCTGAAACTGAGTTTTTTGGCGGCTGGGATGAAGAGCCCGGAAGAAGAGACTCAAAAACAATACAAAAGTTTAACTCTAAAAGGCTTAATGATTCTCTGTCATTTGAAAGCTCTCTTCATATGGCGCCGCATCAGCTGGTAGAAGTTATAATTGGAAATGTGGTTAACTCAAGAGGAGAGGTTTTAGATCCAAATTACAATGTGGTTGTTTTGGGAAATGCAAATGGCCTGCCTATTGGGCAAAAATCAAAGACCCTAATATATGAGGATGCCAGGCTAAAGTCAAGAAGGGGGATCGGATATCACTTTCAGCTATCAACGAATACCCTTACCTCTCAGACCTCTAATAATAAGGATAACTTTATATTTTCAATAGATAAAGAGGGGGTTTTAAAAGCCAATATTCCTGCCTCTTCTGCAACTGGAAATATTATGTATCCTGCATCTGCAAGCTTTTACTCTGAAAGCACCGGCAAAACGCAGACGGAATACTCCTTTGAAAGAAAAAAAGAAAAGATACCAATAACACTTAGGACATCTGGTGACGTTTATTATCCGCAAACAGATATTCTAGGTGACGAAGAGGTTCCAGAAAGATTTACTGGCGTCAGATTTTCGAATGATAATGGATACTTTAGGGGATTTACAGATACCTCTGCTGAAGAAGAAAATGTTAGAGTAAATCCAACTAAGTATCACAATATGTATGCTGCAGCAGAGATGCTTATTGCAAATAAGGTACAGAAAGTAAATATACCTCTTACAAGCTCTGAGTGTACCGGCTATATACCTGGAACGCCGGTTGGAAAATCTTTTGAAATTGTATCAGACAGTGTTAAGGGAAAGGATGATTTTCCAAAATATATGTCAACTGTAACAATAATTCCAGACAGGCCTGCCATTAGTACTGGCGGAGGAGTTATCGTCGCCGGTATAGATTATGAGGATAGCTTAAAATTTGCTAATAGCTTTGCGTTAACGGAAGATGGCACAGGTGTATCGGCGGTAAATTCCGATGAATCTGGGGAAGAAAGAGGCAACCCTGGTGGCAAGAGTGCAAATATAAATCTAGAAGGCTCCCTTGAATTATCAGTCGGAAGAGATAATTTTGATCAGAAGTCGATACTGCTTGATACTGCCGGTAGCATGGTTGCCTGGTTTGGTAAAGATAAAAACAACAGATCCCTAGTTGTTCAAACGGATGGCGAGGTTCTAATGAATGTTGGCGGCAATAATGGAAATGATTTCAACAAAGGCAGATTTGACCTTAGAGTGAATGTATCGGATAAAGGTTTTGTTGGCGAAGAAGAGGACGGCTCAGATGACTCTGATTTTCTGATCTCTATAAGTGAGGCGGGATTAGTTATAGCTGGAATGAAAAAGGGCGCTCCGATGATTATTAGAAATGATGGAAATTTAATGATTGAAAGTGGATCAAAGCTAATACTGAGCGGGCCAAAGGTCGCCATTAGAGAAGGCGCAAGACCGGAGAGGCCAACTAACTTAGACGGCGTTCAGGCCGATACGCCAGACGCAAGTATAGATGGCGTTGCAGGACAAGTTAGTTGCCTTGCGGAAAATCTTGGCGGCGATTCTTAGATATATATTATTTTTATGTTTTTAAGTATAATTATGATTGGTTAAAGTAGGTAATTTTTATGGCAGATGAGACGACCTCCATCTTAGAATTAGTAGTTGGAGCTATTAACGAAAGAGAGCAGTATACTTCTGCAAAAGTTAATTGCGGTGAAAAAAAAGAAGAGGGCAGCATCTTCCCTCATCAAAAATTAACTGTTCTTTTTCCCGAAAATGGAGAAAATAAAGTTCCACTCATAGGCGGCTCTGTTGTAAAAATAGAGTTAGGCAAAAAAATTGTTCCTTCGGATGAGGGTGTCTTTGGAAGAATCGTTAGCAGAATAGGCCAAAAACTTTCAGGAATAAATAGCCTGAAGGCTTTTGTTGAAAATTCTAGCTTTTCAAATAAGGGCAATGCCGTCCCAGCAAATCCCTCTGAGCTAGCAACTCTGCATGTTAAGATTAACAACTTTCTGGAAAAAACTGGATTTTTTGAAAAAAGATTAAGAACAATTAATATTCCAACCCTTGAGCTATCTTCCTTGATATCTTCTGAAATTGAAGATTTTAGTGATTTAAATTCTGAAATAGAAAGAACAAAGAAAATAGGAACAAGAGTATCTGGTCTAACTAAGGTTGGCTCATTTAAATTTATTCCATTTGATACATTAAAAGCAATATACGAAACTATAATTAATCCAGATGATGAAGGCGAGCCTCAAACAAGGTTTGAAAAAAATGTAACTCTTGCCGGAGATACATTTAAGAAAACATATGATAATCTAAATAAAGAAACAGTTGACGACGATACAATCTGTAAGGCTATTCTTAATATATTTCCAATACTAAGAATCGATGAAGATATAGTTCTTGGAGAAGATAATCAGCCCACTATAGGTTATTACACAATATATAACACCTCTATATACTTAAAAACTCCAGACTTAAGCACAAGAGATGCTTCTGGTTATTCTCTAAATCCATATGGATTATCAGAAGAGCGGTCTGAAAATGTTACTTTTGCTTTCGAACTTTTAATAAAAGGAGCTTATGATGCCGTTTCATTTAACTATCAAGCTCCGCCAACTATCGAAATCGCTGATAATGTTTATGAGTTTCCAGCCGAATCTGGGGGGTCGGTTGAGATTGAGGTTGAGGCAGCCGGCCTAGGCGGTAATACTAGCTATTATTTATCTCCAATAAATCCTGCTGGGAAAGCAAATATCTCTGGTGTAAAAAATATAAAAAGAGTTAATGATGCAGTAGAGTTTTTCACTGCGCCAAACTTATCGGCCCCATATTATAATTCTATTTCAGAGCCATCAAAGCCACTATTTGCGTTAGATCAAACTAATCTTACAACAAATATAAATCAGACAACAGATCTTCTGGATGATAATTATAGTTATCAGTTTGGAACCGATGTAAAAGCCTTAACTGAAGACGTTATAAGCAAACTGGCAGATAGTGATATATTTCAGAATGTAAGCCCGTTTTTGGAGAAAGATGCAAGAGGATATTATATTGAAATTTTGCAGGAAGGGTCTCCATCTGGCAACAAAATATATATCCAGGATCTTGGAGTGCCCTTATTTGTAAATGAAAAAGAATTGGGATTAAATGGATCTGATTATTGTGGGTTTGCGAATAGGCCGGACATATATCTTGGAAGAAGAACTTTCGACAGGTCATTTAGGAGAAATGACAGGAAATATTTAAGCGAAAAAATTTATGCATCAAAAGAATTTTTTATGTCTATAGCTCCGAATATAGCAGATCCAAACCTGGGGATGGACGAGCCACTAATTCCAAAGTTATGGGTTAAGTCCAGCGCTATCAGCAATGAAGATTCTGCGGGTATAAAGAAAATAGAATTTGGCAGTAGGCAAGAGGGCTATAGTTCAATTGCAGATTTTAATAACAATAAAGAGGGCGGCGTTGAATTTGCCCTATATGCAGTAGATGATCTTGGGCAAATCTCTAGAGCTTCTGGGCCTAACATAATACTTGAAAAATATGAGGCAAATTTAACGGTTGTGGTCCCAAGTGGCTTCGAGGAAGACGGAGTAATAATACAGGTCGGCAAGCCAATGCCGGAGCTTACCATAGAGCTTGAGAAAAGGCCGGAATTCGAGTCTTTAAAGGTATACGACTCAAAAACTGATGGAACCTTACTTTTAACGCTTAACGATATTGATGTAAAGAAAACTTCTTCTGGGTTTATTATAGATTTCGGTGGACAAAATGTAGAAGATGTTTTTGGAACAAATATAGGTACCGTATATCTTGAGGTAAATGATTCCGACGATAGGATTCCGTTCTTTATTGCAAGCGCAGATGTTATAACGGTAGAGCAATTACCATCGAAAAAATCAATAGACGATAAGGTTTTATTTCAAGATCCAAATGGCTTAAGCGCAATAAAGTTTGGCAAAAGAATTGACTCTATACCCCTTCTCCTAGACGGCTCTAATGCTAAAATCACCCTAAAATACAACAAAAAAGTATTAAAATCTGGATCAGAGATATACGCTTACTTTGCAATAAGCGGTACGGTATTTGATGGTAAAAATAAAGATATATTAAAAGAAGATATTGGTTTTTCAAAAAGCCTGGGGCTTCAAGAAAATTTAGATTCAGGTTTTAATTTAAGCAAAAAAATATTCATTAAAAATGCAATAATAACAAAAGAAGATGGATTTAAATTATACTGTATAGTTCCAACCAATATAGAATATAAGTTTGAATCAACTTATTTCAAAAGAATTTCAGACAAAAAAGCGGTTTTAAGCTTCCCTGGTCCCGCTGGAAACCTTAATATAAGCAGGTTCAATGAGTTTGAGGCGATCAACAATCAGTCTCCAGCATATATAATTTTGACTAATAAGAAGCTCAGTGACGATTCGATAGATACTGTGTTTCTTAACAGCGAAAGCAATGAGTATGCAATAATACCTGTCGGCTCAGATTCAGGCGAAACAGACGAAGATAATATCAAGCCAGCTTTTATCGAGCCTCCATATATTGTTGGCATGGCAGCAAAAATACCTGGAAGATCTGGGTCATTTGCATCTTCAAATGCTAAGCTAGCTGATTATTCTGAACAGATAAAGGGTATATCCGAAGAAGACCTGAAGGCAGAAGACAATGTTGGCCCAATAATTACCGAAGATGGTTTAGATCGTTTGGCACTTGTATTTACCGGGTCTAATTTTAGGGTTGACAAAAGAGCTTATACAGCATTTATTGGAAGCAAAAGCATAAGGCAATATAGAGCAGGAAGTCTAAAGAAGCTGAGTGCCAAAGATAATCTTTTACTTTTAAATTTTAAAAAGATAAAAGACATAAAAGACGTTGGTTGGACAAATATAACAATAAAAAAGAAAGATAAAAGATTTAACGTTGATTATGATTCTACCGTATATAATATATCAACTATAAAGTTTGATTGCGCCGCAGAGCTGCCTGATCTAAACTGTAATGATATAGTAAAGATAACAGGAAGTGGAAAAAACGAGATTGCCACACTTGCATCTGGGAAAAACAAGTATATCTTAGCGAGAGATGGTAGCCAAAAGCTTATATATTCAGAATCTGCAAATATTTTCCCAAGCGTAAATACTACTGGTTTATTCAAAATACCATATTCAAACAGAAAGCTGGCAGATGGAGAGCCCGGGCGACTGGATGCCGCTACGGCCGCCGCTGGCCCTCTGGACAAAGATCTTGATCAAACTTCGACATCTTTTGCTTATTTTAGAAACCCGATAAAGATTTTTCCCGATTCAGATTTATTTGCCGATCTCTTTTTAACAGATACTGATACTAGCAAAAAAAGTAACGGCGAATCAAAAAATCCAAATGGAGAAAAAACTCTTATTAGTACAAATGGTACTTTGGGTGTTGATTTAGGTCTGGACGAGCTTAAAGAAGCCAAAGATAGCCTTTTAGAAAAAGGAGAGGAGCTTAAAAATCAAGCGCAGGAAGCAGTAGATAGTGTTAGAGAGGCTGCAGAAGAGGCGGGTGAAGGTCTCTCAAAGACTCCTGAAGAGCTTACCGAGGAGGCTGATCAGGGCCAGGAGCAAATAGACGCATATGATGAAAATGCCTCAGCTGCTGATAGCGCCGTCCAAAAAGCAGAGGATGCCGATGCGGCGCTGGCGGAAGCAGAGCAGCAGGTAAGGGACTTGGATTCAAATGCTGGAGAGGAGGCTATCGCTGCAGCTAATCAGGCTCTTGAAAAAGCTCAGGCGGCTTTGGATAGCGCGCTAAGCGCAGCAAACGAAGCTGTAGACGGCCTAAACAACGCGATTTCTACACTAAATAGCCTTTTAGATAAGCTATCTAGACTATCAATGATAGCAGAAGGGATTCTGGATGATCTTGAAGATGCCCTGGGGGTATCAGATAGGGCTGGCGATTTTTATGGAATTAGAATTTCCAATATAGCAATAGATAAAGACGCTGCGATACAAACAGGCAAGATTGTAATAATAGGTGAAGAAGAAAGTAGGCTGAACTTCAAAACCAGATTTGATCAGGTTGCGGCAATAAAATTTAATTCTCCAGAAATATTAGCGATTACAAAGAAGGGTGACGATAAATTAGTTCTTCCCAGTGAGTTTAGATCAATAATAATCGATGATGAACCTGCTACACTTATTCTTAGAACTATAGGAACTAGTAAAGGGACAAAGCTAGAGATAAATAAGGTAAGAACTGACTTTTCTATAGTTAAAGAAACAGGAATAGTTAAAGATTTAGAAGTAAAAATAAAATCAAAAAATGACTTTTTGCTTTCTGGCTTAGACCCGTGCCTTGAAATAGCCCTAACAAATTCCAACGAAAATAGACTTCTTCTATCAGATGTTGATAATGACCTAGCAATTGATATAAACTCCGTTTATGCCAACTACCTTGAGGGCGGCGCGAGAGTAAAGAAGGGTCCACCAGGGGAGCTTAAGGAAAAGCTAGAGGATGCTTATCTAAGATTTACATCTGTAAAGCTTGAAAAAGCAAATATTGCAAAAGAGTTTATACAAAGCTTTTGCGATATGTCATTCCACCTTACTGCTGAGTTATCGCTTCAGCTAAGAAACTTTAAAGTTCTACTTGTTCCGATTAAGGTTATTCTTTGCATAATTGATGTTATTTGTGCTCTCCTTCATCCAATTAGACTTGCCTTTGCTATAATAAGACTGTTCCTATGTCTTTATGATTTAATTTTGCTTTTGCCGCAGCTAGCAGTTCCTGCTATGCTTATAAATCTTTTGCTTCATATACTAGAGCTTTTACTTTGTGTTATCGTAAAGATGCTAAGCATTGTTAATGCTATAAATGAAATAATTTCAGCATTTGACGTTGCAATTAGAGAAAAGAATTACCCTGCAATAATCGCTTTAGAAGAAACTCTTAACGAGCATCTTATAAGCCTTGAGGCAGACCTTGAGGTTCTTGAGCCAATTATAACCATTCTCGGGCTGTTCCTTGAGCTTCTAGAGCTTGTTTTTGCCTTCCCATGTCAGATAGGGTCGGATGAAGATGATCCGGCGTGTATAGACCCGTCAATGCTTGCGGGCATTATCCTGGGCAAGGTGGCTCCATTTGGGCGAATTGAGCCAGATGCGCTTCTGCCAATGGCCCAAACTTATACCACTCTTGATCCTGCAGATACAAATTACGGAAATACGCCAAGCTCAGGCAATGACGAGGACCCAGATAGGTTTGGCTCAAATGATGTCCTGAAAGAAACTAGAGAAAATGCTGGTGCGGATGTTGTTCCAAGTAATGCTGGCTACGGTGGAAATGATTTGACTGGTCTAACTGACTCTATAACTGGAGAACCAATCGTTATTGGAGATAATGGATTCTTCTCTGGCGATGGAGATGAGGACGGCAGACTTGACAATATTGACTATACAACTTTAAGGTTTGATGATAATGGAACCGAATTCCAAGCATCATTTGGTATGTCATTTACCAAGTCTGTTAAAAAATTCAACCTGTTTACAGGACCAGACCCAAGGCTGGTAGAATTTCAGTTTAACGAAAGAGGCTTAACGAACCCTCTTGCATTTAACTTTTTCTTGGCGGCATTTTTTAGAAAGAAAAATATCGACACCTTCCAAAATATGGACTCTCCTCCGGGTTTTGTTATAGCGGACGGAAGCTCTCTTGTGGTAAATGATGGTCAGGTCGGCTTCACATCCCCTGTTGATGGATCTTCAGATTTTTCTGGGGGAAGCTTTACAGGCTTTTATCTTGACGACACTGGCGGCGGATATTATCAGCCAAAAACCCTAACGGCGAAGGTGGACGTTGACGAATTCGCTGTTGATCCAGAGACCGGAGAGCAGACAGTCGTAACTACAGAGGTTTTCAAGACCTTTGCAAATGTTCCAATGGTTGCCCTGGTCGATGATGAGTTCAACGTATACTTTGTTGAAGAGGGCGATGGAGGTCAGGGCGGTATTAAGGTTGAGACTATTGATGGGGTGGAGTGCATAACATCTATTAGCGCAAAAATGATAAATTATCCCACTGCTCCAAAAAGAAAGTTATCAAGGGAGGATCGAGAGGTTTATCGAGATGCTGAAAGCCTAAAGCCTAAAAGCGATAGGGCAAAAGATCTTGAGACCGGGCTATCCCTAACTGGCTCTTCGGGGCCAGAGACTGTATCAGAAACGGCAGATGTTAAACTGGGACAAATATTAGTTTATGAGCAAGCAAATGCAAACTGGTTATCCGGAGAGTTTGTTGCGGGAGGGACAGCGGAAGAGGGCGGTAACTACTTCAATGGAGACGAAGAATTTAAGTCTAAAAACTTTAATGATGATTTTGGCAGTTACACCGCTCAATATGTAAAAGATGAATTTGATGACGGCAATGATGTCAATGGAGTTTTGTTTGGCCCTCCTAACAATATTTCTGATCCGCCCTTCCCAGATTACGGAATATTTGACTGGGCAAATGGTTCGAAGAAAGAAAAGAATGACTTTGGCGATTCAATTGACTCTATAAAGGTATTTGATTTTCCGGTTCTTCACTTTATAGATATGAGGCATGTTGCCGATGATATAGCCGCTGCATGTGGCTCAAAGCCTACAGAGTTTTTGTTAGATCAGGATGTCTTTACTGAAGATGGACAGAAAGACGTTGAGGATCTTGTTGAAGAGACTCAGGACTGTGTGCAGTCCTTCCTTGACTTCTTCCTTTCTTCAAAAGAAACTACGCCGGGAGTTCCGGATGGAGTAGTGCCGAGGATTAGGTCTCAGCTAGATCAGGGAATCGTTCCAGACTTAATTGTTGTAGATGATGTAATAACAAAATACAACGATACAAGAGAGTGTATTGAGGATAAGGTTGATAGAGCTTGCAAGTTTGTTATCAATCCTCTAAATAGTTCTTTTAAACTCTTGGCCGATACGGACGAAACACCATTGACTGATTTTGTAAACCCAGAGCAAGAAGATTTAGCTAATTTAGCAAACTTTGATATTGTTGATGAATTAGAATTTGATTCTGAACTTCAAGGCTTCCCCCAGATTACTGGAGCCATGGAATATGCTTCGGGAATAGGGGATTTAGCAGCAGTAACTGTTGGTGACAAGGCTCTTATAAAAATAATCCCTAGAGATTGTTATGATGAGCCCCTTCCTGCAACCTTAAAGTTAACCGATTCAATCCTAATAGAGATACTTGAGGATGAAACCGGTGGTGCAGAGCTGGTTGAACCAGAAGAGGGTTCTGGGCTAATAGTTAAGGACGAAACAGAATATACTGCGGCAATTTCCTCAAACTCTATAGGAGCAGTAAAAATAAAAGCAACTATTTGTTCAGTTACGGTTCAAGCGGTTACTGATAGGTCTATTAGCGCTGCATCAGGGTCATCTGCTGAAGTTGACTGCGTTGATGATGACGGGGTTGATCCTGGCGCAGATGAAGAGGCTTTTGCTCCTGGAGCGCTAACAAAGGTTGATAGAGTTTTAACTATATTGTTTACGGCTGCACCAGAAGTTGCGGATATAGAAGATGACTCTGGCAGGCTTGCGACACCAAGGCCACAGGTATTTGGCACTAATTTGGAGAACTAGCAGATGGCAAATGAAGAGCTTATTGAGCGGTTAGCCGCAATAGATCAGGATGGCACTAACTTCTTGGGTAAGGCCTTAGATAGGGCTCTTAATGTACTTAAGATCGACCAAGATGCGGGCCAAGAGCAGAATATTGTGCAGGGAATCACTACGCCTGGGTCCGAAGAAAGCATAGAGCAGTATAAAAAAATATTTGAGGAAATATCAGGAAATCCATTTAATGATTTGTTTCAAATGCTTGAGTCCATTCGCTCCTCCTATCTCCCCTATGACCTGGTGGTTGATACCGTTGATCCATTTAGTGGGGCGGTAGAATCAGTCGAGGAATTGGCCAGCCAAGAGTCTATAAAAGAATCTTATGAAAATGCTTTTTTTAGAATGTTAGGCCTTCCGTCTACTGCTGATATTGACGATGAGAAAGCCTTAATTTGTGTTGATATATCTGGAGAAAGGGAAGAGTTAAATAAAGATGATTATACTTTTACTAGATTAAATGCAAGACAAACTCTAGTGAAAGATAGAGAGACATCTGTAAATATTGAAGTTTATAACTTAATTCAAAATCCAGACCCTATTCAAATCTTGATCGAGCGTGGGTACGATAAGGCGGATGAAAAAGCTGGAGAGGAGGAGGTCGCAAGCAGCCTTCTTATCGATGTTTTGGGGATACTAAAAAGGCTTTATGATCTTGGAACGACAAATGGCGAAGAGGCCTATGCCTTGGCGAATGGAGAGTTTTTGGCAGCTGTTACCAGATCTGCTGTACCAAAGTCAGCGCTAAGCAATCCAGTTATTTACGATTCTAATTTTTCGAGCATTACAAATTTTACAAATCGATATAAAAAAGAAAATGATGGAGATGAAGATCCAAATTTTCAAAATAACTCTAAAACAATAATTGGCAACATTGTGACTCTAATTAATCCAACCTTTAGCCCTCCAGTTGATGAAGCTCTGGTTGACAGCCTTTTTGCCACATATATACTTGAATTGGAAGTTGATAATATTGGGGGGCTAGATCAAAAGCCAAACTTTTGGAGATATTGCAACCTTTTGTTTCCAGCGGTCCAAGATGGCAGAATTGGCCAGTGTATAAATGAGCCGTCCAAAATAGTCGCAGAACCATTTCTTCCAGAGACAATGCGGAAAATAAATAACAGAACTATGCGCTCAAGCCTTCTTGAGGCCATAATTAGAATAAGACTAGATATTGTAACAGGAACAACCAAGTTAAGGCTAAATGACTTCTCTAGACCCGGTATTTCATTTGGAAACGATAACCCTAATGGCGTAAGGTATAATGATATTGCTGAAAATTACGGAGTACTAGAGGCTTATTTGATAGCCAGACTTTTTAATTCTTTTTCAGGAATAGCGGCATTTACAAAAGATAAAATAAAGCAAATGCTAGTTCAACAGACAAATACCAGCCTAGTTCCGTCCGTAGAGGGGGACGAAGAAGGGGATGGTATAGCGGCTGACGTTAAAGGTGAAAAAGAAAGCCCTGAGATAAAGAAGCTAAATAGCATTAAGGTAATAGATGACTCTATGCTGCTTCTTCTGGGCGATGATAGATTGAACAAGGGAATAGATTTTCAGGAAAATGTTGCGAGAAATTCTGGGGTTATTGATGCTTACTTTATGAATATTGTAACTGCGGCAGTAACCTACCCATCAAAGTGGACTGATAAACAAATTGAAAAAATTAAATCTAGAGATCTTGAGGAAAATCGCGGCCCAGGTGACTCTGACCGCTCAAATATTGACAAAACAATGGGAAGAACAAGAGGGGTAGGAGTTGTTGATGCCATGGCTTACATTATAGCAATGTTTTCTGTGGACGAAAGAGTGCTTCTAAGCCTTCTAAATAACAGGCAGTTTAATTATCTAAAAGATGAGTTTCCAGATAGATTCTTTGATAATTTCGACAGAGATGATATCGGATCAGCTGTTAATGAATTATCTGAAGCCGTATTTGATGCTTATGAGCTTTTTAGATCTATATTATCTGAAGATAAAATTACTGGACTATTTGTATACCAAGAATAAGCAAAACTATATAGTCTTTCTATTATTTTTATAGTAAAAAAGAGAACTTAGGAATAATAGATGTCTTTTGATTTAAAAATAAAAAACGGCGATATATCTCTTAATGCTGATGGCTCTATCACTACGGTTGTTGGCAACAATAAGCTTAGGCAAGATATATTAAAGATACTTCTTACAGATTTGGGCAGCAACAAGTATCATAAAAGATATGGAAGTTATATTGGTCGCCTAAATATTGGTGATGTTGCCGATAATCAAATTATAAGCTTAGACCTAGAGAGATCCGCTCGCAATGCTGTTAAAAATCTAATGGCCTTACAAAGGGCTCAGTCTTCAAGGCAAAGTCTAAGTCCTGGTGAAATTATAGTTGATATAAATAGAGTAATAGTGGAAAGAGATGAATTAGATCCAAGATTGTATAATGTAAGTGTGTCAGTTCTGACAAGGGAAATAACAGATCTAACAGCCTCATTAACGGTAAGGATCGCTTAGGAGTAATAATGGCAAACTTTAGATCATTTAGTGAAATAGTATCCTCAATGATACAGAGGCTTGGATTGTCTCAGCCAAACCTAGACACAAAGCCTGGTACGGTTTCTAGAGATGTCTTTATTGATCCGGTAGCAGATCAGATATCAAGGCTTTATTCCACCCTCTCAGTTGTCTCACAGAAGCAGTCCCTTGCAACAACTTCTGGGGCTGACCTAGACCGCCTTGCTTCAAACTTTGGTGTAGTTAGAAACTCTGGCGCCTCTGCAAGCGGGATCGTTATTTTTTCCACAAACAGCTTGGCTGCAGATATATCAATTCCAAATGGGACTATAGTTACCGCAAGAAATGGCGCAACGTTTAGAACGGTTGGAAACTTTGTTATGGCATCTTCTGAAAAAAATAGGTTTGCCGCAAATGCAACAAGGCTAAGGAGAGCACTGAATATAGCCGGTATAAACAGCATATACGCAATAGAGATACCCATTCAAGCGGAAAGGCCCGGTACGACAGGCAACGTATCTTCTCTGCAGATCGTTAGGACTAATCTGCAGGCCACCCTATCTGTGATAAATCTAACGGCAACAACAGGGGGAATAAACAAAGAAACTGATGCATCATTTAGGTCTAGAATTTTATCAGTTTTTAGTGGAGCAAATATTGGAACTTCACTTGGCTATAGAAATGCACTGCTAGGCGTTGATGGGGTTGTAGATGCTCTTGTCGTAGAGCCTGGCAACGCCCTTATGCTTAGAGACGGCACAGAAACTATTTCTCTTGATGATGGCTCTAGCAGAATTCTTAGCTCAGGAACGGGCGGCAAGGTAGATATATATGTTCTTGGAAGAAAAGTTGAGCCACTTACCGAATCTTACATCTTTACTGATTTCTCTGGATCTGGGGACATTAGTGATGAAAGAAATGACTTCGTTCTGGGCCAAGGAAACCAAGATCAAACAAGAACTTCTGAGGAGAGAAGGGTATTAGCCTTTACGAAGGGGGTTTTGCCGGCACAACCTATCGATTCCATAATTTCGGTTGTTGGAAGCCAATCAGGCCCCTTAACTCAAGCTTTTATAGACGAAGATGGAATTAAGAGAGGAAACTTCGAGCTTGAAAAAGATTTAAACGAAGATACCGGTGGCAGCCCCTTTGGGTTTGATAAACTTCATTATATATCAAATATAAAGGTTGTAAATGCAGAGCCAATTATTAAGGGAGAATCTTATTCGCTAGATATTCCTTCTTTTTCTGATATTGAGAATTTAAATGCCGTTTATTTAGATAGGGTAGAGTCTGGAGAAAACTCAGACGTTAGCACTGCAGGGTCAAACTTTATAAGGCTTAAGCATACTCCTATAGTAAAAGTAACCAGTGTTCAAAATAAAACAACTGGCGAAGTTTACTCTGTTGTTGACCAAAATCTTGATCAAGATAACTTAAATTATACAGGACTTATAGAAATAAGCGGGCGGTCGCTTCCAAACGCATCAAATATATTGAGTGTAAATTATACATGGCGACAATTCTATGATAAGAATATAGACTTTTCCGGTGGAGACGATTATCAGTTTAAAGATCCAGACGCCGGAGATGTTATTGATTGGAGTCAGAGCGGAGGGATCTTTGAGGAAGAGTCCCTAATAGCCAGATCTGCTGATGATGTAAATTACGAGATAGAATTAAATTATAATATAAATCGAGTTATTTCTGTCTATCTAAAAGAAACTGTCGCAACAACCCTTGGGGTCCTAACGAGGCCTGATGGCACAACGGCGGTTGGAACAAGCTTATCTTTAGATGATGAAATAATATCAAACATTATTTCAATAAAAAGGGTATCCGACTCCTTGGAGCTTTACAATACAGAGGAAGCTGACGGAGAATTCTCTTCCAGAGAGATTTATCTGCCATCAGATTCGCAGGGGCAAATAGATGATGAGATTATAATTGATTATAATAAAGTAGAATTATTTGATTTGGATTCAACCGATGGATCATTCTTCCAAAATACTGTGGTCCTGCCATCTGAAGGCATTTTTGAGGCAGAAAATTTGACAGAAACAGTTGATTCAGCTTTCTTGTCTGGTGATCCGGTTTATGTTACATATATCTACGATTCTTCAACAATTTATCCATCCCTGCTCTTGTCAGACCTGCCAATTACTAGCGATGATGACGCAGACACTTTAACCGGCTTATCTGGAGATGGAACCGCGAGTTCTAATCAGCCGATATTTTTTAATAGAAGTACTGACTTCTCTGTAAATCCGATTACCAGATTTGGTCCGACATTTTTAGCTCTGTCATTAACGGGTATATCTTCTCCGGGTAAAGTAAAAATATTAGGAACTTCATTAAATACTTATATGCTTGATGTTACAGTTGGAACAAGCATAACTGGAAACAAGGTTGATCTAGAGCCTTATATCGAAGAAGCGCTAGGTTTAACCGAGTTAAACGAAGACATTGGAATTGCTAGAATATTCTCTGTATCTAGACTAGATGATAATGGAGATCCCGATAAAGTATTCAGTAAGGTTGGTCACGGTCTTTCAAATATAGAATTCACAGTTGGTACGGCAAGTATAGATAGCTCTTTAACTAACTATGAATTTACTATACCATCAAATGAGACTAACAATGAAATAGAACTCTCATCTTCTGATACAATTAGGGTTGAGCTATGTATTTATAATAAAAATGAATCGGAAGAGCTATTTTACGATGTACCTACGGAAAGAACTTCGGCCAATAGGTACGGCAGAATAAGCAATATCTCTGTTTCATCTGGATTCAGAGATAGCGTTGGAGGAATATCTGGTTCTATAGAAATTTCTGCTTTAAATCAGCCTGCATTGTCTGAGCAGTATCAGATAGATTATGACTTTATATCTCCAAAAGAAGGAGAAAGAATAACCGTATCGTATAATATAAATAAGCTGATACTCGATGCTACGAGTGAAATAGAGAGGGTAAGACCTATTACCGCAGATGTACTTGTAAAAGAAGCTGAAGAAATTTCAGTAGATGTTTCCGGCACAATTCTAATAAATGATGATGCATTAAATGATACAGACAGTATTATTGAAAATGTTGCTAATGCTGTAACAAACCTTATATCAGCATCTTCACTTGGTGGAACGGTTGATTATTCAGATGTTATATCAGTTGCTGCAGCACAAAATGGAGTTGATTCAGTTAATATATCTATATTTAACGAAACAGGGCTGTCAGGAAGAAGGGCGTTTATTCGAGCGCTAGATAATCAGTATATTTCACCGGGAGTGATCTCCTTTGAGGCAGTGTCGAGAAACAAATTCAGAATTAACTAGGAACAATAATGCTTAGACCTGTATCATTTTCAGCAATATCAAGTACTGAACTGAAAATTACGTTTAATAAAAAGTTAAGCGATTTAATTACAAAAGATAATTTCTTAATAGAATCTATAGACGGAAGCTCTGATGGATTAGAGGTATCTAGCGTTAAAATAGAAGATAATGTAATTATCTTAAAAACAAGACCTCAAACATCTGGAAATTATTATCTTTTAAATTTATTAGATTTAGAGGATATAAAATTTAAATCAATTGATGGCTCTGGATTAGTCAATGATGATGTATCTAGGCAGCTTTACTTTGTTGGTATAAGCAATAGAAATCCTATAAAGGATCAAATCTATCAGGTTCTTCCAGACGTATACTCTCTGCAGAACTCTAATGTATCAAATATAGTTGATGCGCAAGCCGAACAGCTTTACAATGCTCAGAAGACTATTGGTCAAGTTTTATCTGATAATTACATAAAGCAGACCGTAGTAGATGAGGTAAGGACCAGGGCCTCTGGAGCAACGGACCGTCTTGCAAATGAGAATGCCTACTCTATCGATAGGGTGTCAAGAACTCCTGAGGGTGATCTTCTTAGATTTAAATCTCTGCAGTACAACCAGGAATCAACAATACCCGAAAATCACTTTTTTCCAAATTTTCCAGTTTCTCTGCAGCAGGAGTACGTTGAGCTTGAGGAAGTATCAACATTTTCAGAAAATAACTCGTTTAAAAACTTTATTCTTACTTTAGCAAACAAAAATATCATAGCCGTCAAGGAAATTATACATATAACACCAGACGATGTACCTGATTGCGATGATAACCTTGGCACCAAGTACCGATTAGATATTTACAAGTACTCCCTGGCAGAGAATAAATACGATCCAAATTTTGCATTTAAAAATATTAACTTAGAATCTAATCAGGTTCAGCTATCTGAATTTGGAAATATAGAGAAGCCATCTTTTAATGATAGATTTTTAGTCTCATATGTTTATAAAGATTTATCTTTAAATGTAGCGGAAGATACCCTTCAGATTTTCAATATTGTTGATGTAGTAAATGAAAATATACCCTCTAGCTCAACTAGATTTTTCTTAAAAAATGCACCAATAGTTGATGTGAATGGGGAGATAGCAGAATTAGGAGAAGTTACATTCTCTACAAATGAGAATGCCATCGAAGTTCAGACTCCATTTAAAAAAGAAATAGCCTTTAATTCTTCAAAGCTTCCCTCTGAAATTGGCGAGTATACAATAAATTACGCTACAGGTGAAGTAATTGTAGCTGGAGTGACCTTCGTTGGAGAAGGTACCGGAAGGGTTGCATACACGGCTTCTTATTCATATAAAAATTCATTTACAAATAACCTTGACTATTATGTTAAAGATAATGATGTCGTTGCAACTCCAAAGAGAGCCTTGCTCGAAAGCGAAGTAGAGTTAGAGTTTGGATATGAAACTGTATTGGTAAAAGATGTAGATTATAAGGCTGATTGCCACGTTGAGGTTATAAATGAGCAGGTCAAGAATGACCTAGTGTCATCATTTGTTGTTAGGGCGAAAAATTATCCTATAACAAATGTTTTTAAGATCTTTAATCAAACTACTGGAGAAATATATCAAACTGTTTTCTTTAATAATACAGATATTCAGTTCTCAGGAAGAAGATCTCCAGAGATTAAAGAAGCATATGAGATTGCTCAATTTGCACAAGTAGAGGGAGAGGAGCTTATTCCCTCTGGCTCATTTGTAATACCCTCTTTCTCTGTATCTATAGATGCCATACCATCTAACTCGAATATAAAAATATCTCCAGGAATTCCAAGTGAGCTTATAGACGCTGGATCAACAACTTATTTTATAAGAAGTTTTGGATTAGATGGCTCCGATCCAGTAGAAGATATCGAAATAAAGTTTTTTGGAGAGCCAGATTCTAATGGGCTTATAAATAGTGTTGGAATTTTAAGTACGGCACAAGCCCCCTCGCTCTTTGAGAATGTAACTATTGGGCCTGCAGGATATGCTTTCGACTTATCCAATATAATGCTTATTTCAAAAACAGAAAGTTATATTGGTTCATTTTTAAATAGCTCTGCTGTTTTTTCTGAGAATAGCCTTTTTAATTTAGAGAAATTTTATGAGCCACTGTCTCTTGCTCCAAATCTAAAAAGAGTTAACTCAGATAGTTTTCTTTCAACGATTGAATATGACAGCTATGACGGCTTTTTAGACAACGTTTCAAGGCTAAGAATCTCTGGTGATTACGCCATTGACTACGAGAATGGCAAAATATACTTGGCAACCGATGATTTTGATATTGACAGCTTTGGCCTAGTATCTTATAAGCATAATAGTGCAGTAACGAGAAATAAAAATGTACTAGCTGTTACGGAAGCCTCAAAGAAAATAAGCGAGTCAAATTCTGTATTTAATTCTGTTATAAATTACGATAAAATTAAAAATGATTTTGAGTCCATATCTGTTCTTGATCTAGAAAACTCACTTACATTATGGTCAAATTCTTTTGCTTTAGATTTAAATAATGATTCCCAAGAAACAAACATAATTCTTGATAATTATACAGTTGTTTTTGAAAATCAAATAAAGTCTATAAGATCAGTTGTTGATTATAAGTATATTTATGGAGAAAATCTAAATTATACGGACGCTGCAGAGAGGGTATCGGACCTTTCCTCAGAAGAAATTATCGGCAATAATGATTATAATCTATATATACCGGGCGTAACTAAATTCAGTAAAAATGTTTTAGACTTAAAAAAATATTATTCAACCAAAGTTTTTACCAATAATGATGACTTTATAATTAGGATCAGCGATCCAGATGCCTCGGAGGTTTATAAGGTTATCTTTGATGCAACTGGAGAGGAAGTTTTTGATGAAAAGCTGAATGTGTCAAAAATTTCAGACATGGTAATCGTCGCCGTAGGAACTGATGGCACAGGACTTTATGCAGAGATAAAAACAGGCCCAAATTTGTCTCTAATAGATCTAGATGGAGATTTCCTCCTAGACTCTAATGGATCAAGATTTTCAATAACTGGAGCAGATGAATTTTTATCACGGGTTTATATCGATAGCCCAGCTGTTAATGCCTCGGATAAATTTGAACCAGAGCTAGGCCTGGCCGATGTTATAAATAAAGTTTCGCTAGAATATAATGATGAGGGAATAATTATAACTATTCCTTCCGATTCCTTCTTGACTAATGGTGACTTGGTCACCGTTCAGTATATAACAGATAATATACCAAGCATTGGTACAAAGGTTGCTGCTGATTATAATTATGGCTCCCTATACCTATCTTACAGCTATGTCTACGATGATATATACATATCCTATGAGTATGGCGATAATGAAATAGACTGGTCTATAAATAATTCCATGCAGGAGGGTGAGGAGTACTACGTTTCGTATAAATATGGGGCGCTAAGAAAAGCACTCAAAGACAACTTTGGAATTTTAACAAAAATACCATTTTTCCAGGACTTTGCCCTAACAACTGATCGAGAGGTTTACAGGAGTGCGTTAAGCGGCACCATAGAGTCTTTCGCTACGGGGCCGACCATACCTTCGTTTGAGAATCTCGTAGAGTCATTTACAGATATGACTCCAGAAATTTCAGAAACAGCATTTAATACCTGGGTATTGGGTCGCAATTATCTAGATCCAGAAAAGGTAGTTGCCGATGGCATTCTTAATTTTGAGCAATCAAAGTTTGGCGAAGGAGTTCTGATTGAGGACGACTTAACCATAACGACTCCTTCTTTGTCTAATCTAAATCTAACAGAGGGTACTATATCAGCTTGGATTACGCCCGGTTGGAACGGAATAGATAATGACGCAGAAATAGAAATAGAGATAGATAATATTGGCCAAAAAATATATAACTATCAAGATGGGCAAAATCCATTTGATTTTGAGTCAAATTTTAGACTTTTTTCTGAAAATGAAAACTTCAATATAGTTGATAGCTCTAGGGGTGGAATAACCGCAAATAACAAAAGACTATATATAGAAGATGAAGAAGAAAAAGTTGAGTTTTGTAATTATCTGCTTAGCAAGGAAGATAGGCTTTTAGATAGAGTGGCCCATGCCAGCCTAGATATAGAGTTTAACTTTAACTACTTTTATAAAGAGGACCCCTATGATTTCGCGGGGATATTTGACCAGTCCTCAGGTTCTTACGGAAAATATGGCTCTGGGATAAACGCGGCTGCCCTATCACAGTTTATGGTTGGCTCGATTCTTTTCGATGATAGCAACAAGAATATAACAACACTGTTTTCCCTCAAGCCTCTATTGGTTGAGAACTATGAGCTTGCAGTATTTCTAATTGATGAGCTAGATGTAGCTAAAAATAATATTGAAAAATACAATAGATATCATAAGACCGTTCTTTGTTCTTGCGCTATAAAAGATACGCTAGATTCCCTAGCTCTATTTAGAGATAAAGATTTTAACTCTGTAACAATAACCTTTGATGCTCCAGCTAGCACAAGCCTTATGGTTCAGGCTGATGATATAAGCCAAGCGGGCCCTGACTCATTTGTGTTTATTGACTCAGAAAATAATGTATTCAAAGTTTCTTCGTTCTTAGATGAAAACTACGAAGAAGCTGGTGGAGAAATACCATCTGAACTTTATGGCGTTGTTGTTGACAGAATTCCTATAAATAAACCTGAGCTGTCTGGCATGGGGTCTGAGGCGCTAAACGCAATTGAACCTACTGGTGCATGCGTTCTTGCTTATGGAACCGCAACTTTGCTAACCCGCCCAAATACCGCGTCATCTTCTATATACGGTTATGAGGAAAAAAGCTTTGTAATCAATTTGTTTGACAAAATATCAATGTCGCTAGAAAGAGAGCCTGTTGCAAATAAGGTATCAATAAAGCTAAATAAAAATAATATTGATTTATTTTATACTGATATTATAGATTCTTCTGATAATTCATTTTATGCTGATTTTGGACTTCAAGAATTAGAAAAAGACTCCTTAACTGAAGATTTTGGCTCAATATCTATAGGGTCTATACAAAGCGGTGTTAATTCTGAAATAAATATAACAAAATTTATCTATAAATTAAATAATCGCTTTAATTTAAATGATATTTTTATTGGCAAAAATGCTTTATCTCCAAAATCTAATCCATTTAGAATATCAAAAGATAGCTTTTATCCTATAAATTCATCTCCATATAATATTCGTGACGATGAAGGTATATTTATATGGCATGACGAGCTTTGTGAATCTGAGTTATCAGAGCATGCTGGACAATGGATATTTAAAAGCCGGATAGCTGAGACGGCCAGTGTTCCGGTGTCAGTTCTGGTTGATGGAGAAGATTTCTCGTTTGTATACGATACCGTTGCCTTAAACTACAACTTAACCGGAAGACTTATTACTGATGGAGAGTTCTCCTCTGTAAATAGATCTCACAGAAAAGAGGATGAAACTTGCGCCAATGGCCTAATATGCGCTTCTTCCTTCAGATATTGTGGAGACGGTAAGCTTGAAGAGAGTGGGTGGCTTAAGATAAACGAAACTAACTCCAGCATTATAAATACCATATTGGGCGGCTCCCAAAATGATCGAGGGCAATGGGCTAAGACGTTAGACTTTGATAGCTCAAATTCCTCTGGTATTTACACAATTGGACCATCTGTATATGGTGATCGATTCTCCGGAGAGAATTCTGTATATACCAGCTTGCCATGTGCTGGCGGAAACTACTCAGTGTCTGTTGATTTTAGAGTAGATAATTTTGAAGACACAAATCTTGGCAGCTTTAACGGAGAAATATCTGGAAAAATAATTGGGATAACTCCGATTCATATTTTCGACGGACAGATTAATGTTAAGCTAATGTTAGGATTAACGAATGCAGGCCAAACGGTTCTGCTAGTCAGAGATATGGAAACCCTTGAGGTTATTGATATAGCTTATTTTAATTGGCAAAACAATTCCTTTAACAAATTAATTTTTAGAAAAGTAGATGAGCAAATATCAGTAGAGACTGAAACCGAAATTATATCAAGACTCTCCATATATGATTTTGAAAAAGCAAATTATGAAAATTGCTTGCTTATGTCTCAACCATTCTTTGCTATAAATCTTTTTGATGCAGAGTCTATAAACTCAGAAGTTTTCCATCAAAACTTTAATGGCAATATAATTTCAATATCATTAATTGAATTTGACGGCAGGCACGTTGATGGCGATGATTTGCTGGAAGATAAGGATACTTACATATCAACAGATAAAAAGATAGAGTTCTCCTTCTTCTCAGAAGGCGTAATTGATGGTTACGGGGACGGCTATTTAGATGGCTATTCAGATGGCTATGCTCCAGATGTAACATTTGATGTAGATGAGCTAAGATTTACTTCAGATAGGCTAAGATATCTTTTTGATACCGGAGAATCTGAGAACAAAAATAGAATGTCTATCTTTAAGGATGGAAAGGGATTTTTGAACTTTAGAATCTATGATAATGGATTTACAACAAATGGTTCCCCAGCAATGTATAACATCGCTAAAAATATAAAGGATTTTAAGGCCGGAGAGATACATCATATCGGGGCAAGCTGGAGGCTTAATACTTTATACGAAAAAGATGAGATGCACCTCTTTGTAGATGGTATAGAAGTTCCAAATATCTTTAGATTTGGTGGGCCAATAAAAACCAAGATAAATGATAAGTTTTCAGGCATTGGAAAGGAAAGACTCCAAGATTTTACTACTGACCTTATAAAGTACTATCCAATAAATGTAGATGGAACAATTCTTGCAAACTCATCAACATTCTTTTCATCATCATTTAGCTTTACCAGCGATATGTATGGACGGGCAATTATATTCCACGCCTCTACTGATGCCAGCACATATGTTGGAGGAAAGTATATCATTGGGCAGATAGTTGGTTCGGGCGTGACGATACTTGATGCCGACACCCTCTTGCCAGTTGTATTCAATGTATCAGCAAGCGATATCAGCTTCTCTTTAGCGCCTACGGCTGGTATAAAAGATCTTATTAAGACAGATCTTGTTAACTCAACCTTCTCAGTATACATTACGAGATGTGATGAAAGCGAGGAAGAGATTGGTGGCATAAGATACAGTATTAGAAGTGGAGAAATAACGGTAGAAAATGAAAGCTCAATAATAAATCCAAAGTATAGAACAAATGCTCAAGCCGGAATAATAGAGTTTGTTGGGCTGGACGCTGATTGCAACTGGGTGCCTACAGTAAGGCTCTCTGATCTTGATGTTCATATAAAAACATTTGGATTACTTTTCCGAGGCATTAACGAGAGGGTTTATTTGGCAAGCTCCTCTTATCTTCCAAGCGCTGCATATGAAGAGTTTATAAAACACGGTGGACAGAGCTACATAAAAACTCTGGGCGGTAAGAGCGTCTTTATGACGCATGCTGTTGAGCCAATATCCCTTTCTTCTGTTGAGATAACAAAGATAATAAAAGAAAGGTATATACCAGATTGCACCGTTTCCTCTGTAACGGAGAATTATACTGCAGAGTTTATTACAGATCTTAGTGACTCAAAAGTCTCTTCTGAATCCGAAAGGATTTCTAAAGTTAATTCCGGTAGATATTTAACTATTAATGTTGATTCTGATAATATTGTTTTCTGCAGTGATGATATAGATGGTTATTCAGAGTCAGAAAATACAATAATAGTCAGAGGAGAAACGGTAGATGGCTCTAATTTTGAAGAATTTGAGATAAGAGGTAATGGCGATATTGCTGGAAGCAAAATCTTCCTAAGAGTTGACTCTGTAGAGGGCAGCTTAATTATAGCAGATGCTTATTACGAACCTCTTGTTTTGGAGATAAGAGAGAGCGATCCAGTAACGGTTCAGAACAATAACGGGGAATACGCTGAGATATTTAGGTATGCCAACGGAAGCTTTGTCATAACCTCCTACGGAACTGATGGAACTTTCCCATTTGAACTTGTTCCCGGACCTTATATTGTCAAGTATCCTGCCTTCTTAAATGTAAAGATACCAAATGTTGGTCACGACCTATTCTTTGGCACTGATATTAATGGCAAAAATCCAATTAATGGAGTTCTTGATGATCTTAAGATTGTTACAGAGATGTCAAGCGATACTCGTACCTATGAAAGATTTACAAAAGGAACTAGAAGTATAACTAGAGATTATGTATCTCCCAACCCCGCCTGTTATGATGATCAGACTCTACTTTTGGTTAATTTTGACGATCCGATAGCACTTCAGTCAAGAAGACTGAGGCAAAAAGAATTCTTAAATACAGAGTCTAACTATAAGTTTAAGCTGGATCTAGAGGATCGCGAAAAGCTGCTAGAAGTTATCAATAATCCCGAGGAATTTGAGTCAAGAATGATAAGGCTTGGGTTTGATCCCGAAATAGCAAAGCAGACTTTTATTGAATGCAATCAGGCAGAGGGAGGACCCCTATTTAATGATGCTAGATACATAAGAAATGAAGAAATGCTTGTTAGCACCATGAGCGTTAATGATAATTTCGGATTATCAGGAGTTTTCGCAGGAAGATCTCCCGTTCTGCTCAATAATGATTTGTCTATATTTAGGAAAAATGGTGGCACGATAGAGTTTTGGATTAGCCCAATATTAGATACACTTAATGACGCGACAGATCGTTACTATGTTGATATATCATCAGTAAATACAAAGCGATTAAAGTCAATATCTCCAATCGAGATCGAGCTTCCTACCTCGGCTGGCAAAATTTTAAGTGTTAAGCTTTTGGATAAGAGTAAGAGATTTAATAAATTTTATAATAAAAACGAAGAAAGCAGCATTCTTTTTGACGAAATCGAGAGAAGCGACTTGACCGGCATTTTAGAGGGCGGCACTGGTGTTTCTAAGGATTTCTCAAAGGAAGCAACCCTTTCCCCCGATGGAAGAACAATAAGGCTCAAGGAGGCTCTGCCAGGCTTCAATGTTGACGTTATAGTTTCTTACATTCCTCTTGGATTAAATGGAGAAAGAATATCAGTTTACAAGTCAAGAGAGAGTGAGGTAATATTCTCTATTAGTGATGGCGAAAAAGAGCTAACTACTGGTATCGATGTAAACTGGAAGAGAAATACCTGGCACAGAGTAAAGTGCGTATGGAGAGCAAATTCATCAAATGACTTTATGAAAATATTTATTGATGGAGCAGCATCTACATCGATAACATACGGAGATCCCGGCGTTAAATATGGCGCAGGCAGCGTATACGGTGAAAGTCCAAACTCTGAAAATAATCTAAGGAAAAAGAGAAAGATTAATTTAACAGATGATTTTAGAGTAATATCTATAGGTGGAAGCATACTTGATATAAAGCCTGCTTTAGCTAGAATCGATAATTTAAGATTTAGCAATAAACCAAGAGATAACACGAGGTCTCCTAGCGGAGAGAGCATTGATTTAGATTATTCTGAAAATACGGATACAGTTCTGCCGGTATCCAAAGATGACGCAACAACTTTCTTGCTGGATCTGAAGTCAGATGAAAACCCAGAGTATGCACTGGTAGTAGATCCAAAGAGAGGTATATTTAATTTTGACATCGAAATATTTGATGAATTTGACAAAATAAATACAGAAGAAATAGAAGACTTGATCGTAGAATTAGTTAACAGACTAAAACCATCTCATACTAATGCGCTAGTCAAATTCCCGAGAAATTTATGCAAATAATCTCTATTAATAATAAAAGCTTTATCGAGACCAATCTTTAGGAGCAATTGATGTCAAGGAATAGTAGAGAAAATCTGCCTAGAGTTAACTTTTTTGACGGCCAAAGAGTTACCGAATCAGATCTTGATACAGAGCAAATACATCATAGAAATTTGGCTTCAAATATTATTTTAGACTTTCACCAAAATGGTGTAGTTAGAGATAGTATTTTTGAAAGCAGAGTTCTTTTTGATACATCCTCTCCCGGTGAATTTGCAGAAGATTTCAATGAATCTGAAACAAAGATAGGTGCAGGCAATTACGACGGAACGGCCATATACCTTGATGACCAGCCTAGCGATACAGTATACGGAAATCGCATAGAGGTAACTGCAAGCGGTCTCGACGTTGGTGGAAGACTGAAGGCTAAGGTCTTAATTCTTGGTCTAAGGTATAGCTCTACAAAAACCCAAGGGGAGCTAATCACAGAGATTGTTGAGTTTGATTCAAACACAACAAAGATAACAGATAACTACTATACCAGGGTTATATCTGTATTTTTTAACAATTTTTCTGGTGGAACTGGAAAAACAGAATATCTTTCTTCAGATGAAAGTATAAAAACAATTTCAGAAGGCGGGAAGATTGTCTTCAGGGAGTCTGAGCCTCTAAGGGTATTCGCAAAAACTGATTCTTTCTCGCAAATAGAATCGCCCAACTATGGGCTAGCCTCCTTTATAACTTCCTCTACAAGTCGCTCAATAGAAGATGAGATAAAGCTGGCGCTTGGAACGACATACAGCTTTAATGAGCTTTATTTTGAGCTAGAATCTTCAAAAAACTTTCTATTTGAACCCAATGCTGATCAAACAATTCAGTACGGTCAGAAGTTTTTATCAAAGACCAACAATATACAGCGCGTAGACCTCCTTCTTTATGTTGAAAGAGATGACGATGCAGCTATAGGCGGCGAGTATGATTTCTCCGGAGAAATTGTAGTATCGGTACATAAGCTTTTAGACAATATATCCTGTATAACCGATCCAAATCCTGAAAATCTGCTTGATTTTGACCCCAACCCATCTCCTTTGATGGAAGTATCTTATTCTCAAGAAGATTTAGAGGATATAGGCATTAGGCTTAATGAGAATCCGCAGATTGTTACGATAGATTTATCGACAACTCTTATAGCTGATCCAAATATAGAGCCAAGTCTTGAGGAAGATAAGTTCTATGCCATTATGATTTCGAGAAGGGGCAATAATAGCGTTGGAACTCTCGGTATACCCGGCGGATACTATAAGCCTTCTAGAAAGAAAGATAACGGTCAGGACCTAAACCCAGAAGAAAGGTTTAAAAGACAGGATTATAGGTTAATAGAATATGATCCAGTAAACTCTTCTTTTGTAGACTATCCAGATTTATCGATGTGGATTGTAGTTCACTCTGATACAGTCGAGATAACAGACGGTCAAGCTTATACTACAGATGGATTTCCAGTATCTATACCCAAGACGATTGAGTATGTCGGATCGACCAGAATTCCATTCTTCTTAAATAATATTCCTTTGGCCAAAGTTGCTGAGGGAGAAAAGAATTACATAGTCCTGTATAGAGAGGACGACTTTGTTGATCCTGCCACTCACCCTAGAACAGGCAACTTTGTATATAGAAATATAAAAGATGCTCCCTCGGTAGGCGTCCTGACCCAGGAAGAGCTTGATGATCAGCTTCATGAATCTCCGCTTATTCTCAGCAGAGTGATAGACACAAATGTTAGGGAAGCTCAAGACATTACTGGAACTGCGGACAAGCCAGGACTGATTGATAAGGATTTTGCATTGCTTATAGATCCCGGCACAGATGTGCTCGGACAGAATCTAATAGGAAGAGTATTTACTCCTGACTTGGATTGCGAATGCAACTCTAGATATCGCATTACAAATGTAGACTGCGATGTAGTTAAGCTTGGTGATTTAGATAATGATGGCAAGTACACTAACGATGATATTCCGCTTCTTTTAAACGTCATAGGAAGCACGCTTGGCACCCAGACAACTGATAGAAAAGTTCTTGGCGGTGAGCTAGACCTTGTTGATATTTTGCAGTCAGATTTAAATGCCGATGGCACAGTTGACGGCGAAGATATTGAGCTGCTAGAAGATGCTATAGACGGCTATATAAACTTTGGATCAGATGAAACCATCAAAGTTCTAAAGATATCTTTAGAAAATATATTGGATGATGATAATTATCCTACACTATTTGATTCATCAGAAGATGTATCATCGAGCCTTTCTGCAAGTACAGATGCTGCAACAAATTCGGTTACATTTACGGTGGCTATGGAAACGCAGGGTCTAGCCATAAGGCCTGGTGACAAAGTAATTATTCCGGCTGTCTCATCAGATGCTGGTGAATATGTTGTTCTGACAAAAGAATTTGACCCAGATCTTCTTTCGGTAACGCTAACTGTAGAGGAGCCTGATGGTGGAACTCCGTCATTTAATGGATCCTCTGGATTTGACATAACAATAGTTAGTGGATCTGCAGTCAATATGTTTGCAGATAACCTGAACCTTCTAAAAACTCCATATGTTAATAAAAATTGGTCAATTTCTTATTCAAATGTTTTCCATCTTGAGTCACAAATAGATGCCTGTGATTTAAGAAGATTTGTTGAAACAAACTTAATTGAAGAGCGGCCAGAGTCATGTGTTTGTGAGACTGAAGCTTGCATTCAGCCAGAGGTTTGCAGCCCAATCCTAAAGAATCAAAAGATTCTTCCTAATGATTTGTTTATACCAAACGGAGAAATTTATAGCGAGCCAGGCGTTCCTTACCACGGGGATATCGAATACTCCACTATTTCTATAGCCATGCCTCCCGGTACTATAGAGGACTGCCAGATAGACCTTTACAATAACTTTATTAAATCCTATGCTGGTACTTGTAATACTGCATCCGGATATCCTGCAATGCTCTTCTCTGACGGAACTTATGTTGGATGCGAAGATTCCGGCGGAGAAACAGATATTACCAAGGGTCGGGTAAAGATAACTCAGTGCATAGCAAGCCTTCATGTTGATGCCCTAATTGACGGTTACGCAGTAGATGGTTATGCTGACGAGGAGTCTACCGGACTTGTAGATGAGATAATAGAAGAGGCCTTTGTAGATTACAGCTATCCAACATCTGCTGGCTTTTCAGATTGGACCATTACAGATCCATCTAGCGGAACTTATTTCGTAATAACGACCGACCCAGCAACGAATACTCCTGCAACCTTTTTGCTCGAAACCACCAGTGCTCCAGAAAGAACTGCTTCAATCGATTACCCTAGCGGGCTAGATCCTATTTCAGGAGATTTTGTTGTAGACTTTGTTGCCTCAAGGTCAACTTGGTCTGAATCCGGTTTAACTGTCGGTACCGTAAGCTTCTTTGGAGAAATTGAGATCGTCAACAGTGATGGTACCACCTGCAACTTAAAACTTGGCTGGAGGGTGAATGCCGGAGATTCTACCGAGATGTTCTACTCTGGAACGCTTTCCGATACGGCAACCGGTACGATACTCAATGACTTTGATAGAGCAATAGCCGCAAGAGATGATCTTGCAGATGAAATAACATTTAGATTCAGAAGAACAAATGAAGCTGTCTTTGGGATGTACTATGACGAAACCCTTTTGGACGAAGACAGTATTGATGGAAAGTTTAGCAAAATTGGATCTATACCAAGCTTTTCTCCGGGCGCTGGAGATGCATCCCTGGCATTTAAAATGTCTCAGCAGTTTACTCCCAACGCTGGCCAAATATTCTTTGGGAAAATACATAGCGCAACAATAAGATACGATCTGGTGACTGCCGATAATACTGGCGGTACATTTATTGAAATATCAAGAGATTCTTCAACAAGCTTAATTAACCGAGCTACTATTGGTTTCCCGATAGCACTTAATAGGCGCACAAATATAGTGTCTGCCAATATGGTATTTACACTTTCGGATGATTACTCTGGCACAGACTCTTTCAATATTATTCCTCTAGAAGTAATTAATGCAGATAACCTCGGTACAATAATTGATTATCCACAAACAATAAATGAGTCTACAATATCCTCATTTACGCCTGGCACACTAACTGCTGGCTCCGAAATAACCGTTGACGTTACTGGCATGGCGATTTACTTCTTATCTAGAACTGGCCATTTACCTGGATTTTCGAAAGCAGTTGTTTTGGAGCCCGCCTCTGATGCAAATTCTGCACTCTTTATTGATGGAACAATCAGTTTCAATATACTTTATGAAGACATTACTTCTGGAGTAATTTTCAAGGTTGGTGCAAGCATTGATCCTAATACTGGCATAGTTTCATTTAGCACCAGAAACATACTTTATGATTCACTAAATAGAGCAAACAGAACAGTTCTTTCCTTTGGCGTTCACCTAAAGAAATCTGGGTTTAGAAATGACGATATTTATGTTGGAATTAAGGATCTTGAAAGACTCGGCATTGGCACCTGCAAGGATGAGTCTGCAATTGATGATGAGGATCTCTGCTTCTTTATCGCTGGCAATACAGCTACTGGAACCTTCGTTGAGGGTCCGTTCCCGTGCAACTTCCATCTTCCTTAGGAGCATGCTGTGAGTAGGTTTGAAAAATTAAGAGAGATATTTAAGTTTGCGCAATCTTCTGAAGCAGACATAGATATGCAGAAGATAAAGAAAACC